TTCGGGCGTGGTGCGCTGGTACTACAATCCGTTCAGCGTCGACGGCGGCTTCGACATTCCCGTCAAGGTCCATCCCGACCTGCCGCCGGGCACCATCCTCGCGCTCTGCGAGCGCCTGCCGGTGTGGTACCAGTCCAACCAGACGCCCAACGTCGCGGAGGTTCTCACGCGGCGCGACTATTACCGCATCGACTGGCCGCTGCGAACCCGCCGGCGCGAATTCGGCGTCTACGCCGAAGAAGTGCTCGCCGTCTACGCGCCGTTCGGCGTCGGCATCCTCACCAACATCGGCAACGGATAACAGACGACAGAGGACGGAGGACGGAAGACGGAGGACGGACGAGAGTCGGTCCAGCGTATCCGCCCTCTGTTCTCCGTTCTCCGTTCTCCGTTCTCCGTTTTCTGTCTTCTGTCCTCTGTCTTCCGAGCTCCCATGTCGCCTGACGATCTGACCAATCTTGCCGCCTTGAAAGCCTGGCTCGGCCTGCCCGCGGGCGCCTCGCCGAACGACGCGGCGCTCTCGGCTCTGATCACCGCGGCGAGCCGCGCCGTCTGCGCCGCGCTGAGCCGCCCGAGCCTGCTGCCGCAAAGCTACAGCGAGGTCATCGACGGCGAGCGCCAACGGCTGTTCCTGCGTCATTGGCCGGTGCTGCAAGTAACGTCGGTGACGCTCGACGGCGAGGCGATTCCGCCCGCAGCGCCGGCGGGCGCCCTGCCCTCGCTCGGCTATCTCTTGCGGCCCGACGATGGCGCGCCGCCGGGGCGACAGCAGGCGCTCGACATCTTCGGTCGGCACGTTCCTCGGCGACGACAGAATCTCGTCGTCGACTATGTCGCCGGCTACGCCGTGCAAGGCGAGGCGCAGGTCGTCCCGTCGGCGACGCCGTGGACCCTCGCTGCGCTGGCGCCCTACGGACCTTGGGCGAGCGACATGGGCGTCGTCACCGCCGCGACGGGCGCTGCGCTGAGCGCGGTTCCCGCCGCGCCGGCGACCGGCCAATACAGCGTCGCCGGCGGCGCCTACGCCTTCAGCGCCGGCGACGCGGGCGCCGCAGTGGCGATTTCCTACGGCTACATCCCGCAGGACGTCGCGCAAGCCGCGCTCGAGCTCGCGGCCGAACGCTTCCGCGCCGCCGAGCGCATCGGCCTGCGCTCGAAATCGCTCGGCGGCCAGGAGACAATCGCCTACGACGTTTCCGCGATCTCGGCGCCGGTGCTGGCGCTGTTGCAGCCCTATCGCCGCGTGGCGGTGTGATGCTCAGCCTGTCGATCGACGGCGCCGACGCGCTGCAAGCGCGGCTCGAGGCGTTCCCCGCCGCGCTCGCCGGCGAACTCGCCGCCAAGGCGCAAGCTTTGGGCGAAGCGCTGGCGGACAAGGTCAGGAACGAGAAGCTGTCGGGCCAGGCGCTGAACGCGCGCTCAGGCGCGCTGCGCGACTCGATCGGCGCCGAAGTCTTCAGCGACGGCGAGGACGTCTCGGCCTCGGTCGGCTCGTATGGCGATGTCAAATACGCGGCGATCCAGGAATATGGCGGCAAGACGGGCGCGCATGAAATTCTGCCGGTCAAGGGAAAGGCCCTCGCCTTCCTCGTCGGCGGCGCGATGCGTTTCGCGGCCAAAGTCGAGCACCCCGGCTCGGTCATCCCGGAGCGCTCGTATCTCCGATCGAGCCTCGACGAAATGAGCGCCGAAATTCTCGCCGCTCTCGCCGCGACGCCGACGGAGGCCTGGGAGGACGCATGAGCCGCGAAGCCGCCTTTTCCGCCCTGTTCGCCGCCGTCTCGGCCGCCTATCCCTGGGGCCTTGCTTCGCGCAAGATGAAGCTGTGGAGCGAAGTCCCCGCCGCGCTGCGCCCCGCGCTGTTCCAACTGGAATCCGGGCCGGAGACCTATCAGTGGGCTTCGCCGGCGACGCCGAAGCGCACTCTTGAAGCCAAGCTCTTCCTCTATTTCGACGCGCGCGATCCCTCCACTCCCGGCGCGAGCGCGATCAACGCCGCGCTCGACGCCATCGACGCGGCGCTCGCGCCGAGAGGCGGCGATCTGGCGCTCGGCCGGCAGACGCTCGGCGGCGCGGCGCACGACTGCAAGATCGTCGGCGTCCCCGTGCGCGACAGCGGCGATCTCGACGGCGACGGCCTGGCGGTGGTGAGCGTCAGGCTGGTCGCGCCGTAGCGCCGATCTTCGCGACCCCCCATCCCCACATTTTCCGCTGCATCCATTCGCGCGAGGAAGAAACGCCATGCCCTCTGGTGGACTGGAAACCCCGCTGCCGCCGAGCCTGTTCGCGCGCCTGGCGCTCGCCGCTCGTTATGCGATCACCGGCGTCTCGCCCGACACGTGGTTCGGGCCGCAGCAGCCGTTGGCGCCGCAGGCCCCGCCGGAGGTCAAGGGGCGGCAATGGGACTACCCCTTCGGCGTCAACCTCTCCTATGTCCCGCGCGCGACCGGCGGCATCTCTTTTGTCGAACTGCGCGCGCTCGCCGACGCGCTGCCGCTGCTGCGCGCGGTGATCGAAACCCGCAAGGACCAGATCGCCGGCTTGAGTTACGCGGTGCGGGCGCGCGATCCCTCCGGCGCCGAAGACGCGCAGACGCGCATCAAAGAGACGCTCGCCTTCCTCGCCCGCCCCGACCGGCGCCACGCCTTCGCCGCCTGGCTGCGCATGCTGCTCGAGGACATGCTGGTCATCGACGCGGCGACGCTCTATCCGCGCTTCTCGCGCGACGGCGCGCTGTTCAGCCTCGACGTCATCGACGGCTCGACCATCACGCCGCTGATCGGCGAGGACGGCCGCTCGCCCGAGCCGCCCGACCCCGCCTATCAGCAAGTCCTGCACGGCGTGCCGGCGGCGGATTTCTCTTCCGACGAGCTGCTCTATCTCCCGCGCAACGTCCGCGCTCATCGGCTCTATGGGATGAGCCCGGTCGAGCAGATCGCGCTCACCGTCAACATCGCGCTGAGGCGCGACGCGGCGACGCTCGACTATTACCGCGCCGGCTCGACCCCCGACGCCTTCGCCACCCTGCCGAAGGAATGGACGATCGATCAGATCCGCCAGTTCCAGGACTATTTCGACGCGCTGATGTCCGGCAATTCGCCGCGGCGGCGGATGATGAAGTTCATGCCGGCGGACTTCCGCCTGATCGAAGCGCGCCAGCCGCCGCTCAAAGACCAGTACGACGAGTGGCTGGCGCGGGTCATCTGCTACGCGTTCTCGGTGCCCGCTTCCGCCTTCGTCAGCCAGGTCAACCGCGCCACCAGCGAGACGCTGCGCATGCAGGCGACGCAAGAGGGCCTGGTGCCGCTGAAGGCATGGGTCAAGGGCGCGCTCGATCACGTCGTCCAGGTCTACATGAACGAGCCCGATCTTGAATTCATCTGGGTCGGCGACGACGCGGTCGACCCGCTGCAACAGGCGCAGACGCTGAACATTCTCGTCGGCGCGGGGATCAAGACGCGCGAGGAAGCGCGCGCCGACTTGGGCCTCGCGCCGGAGGGCGGGAAGGCGGAACCGGCGGTCGGCAAGTACAATCATTATCACGACGAGCGAGGGCGGTTCACGACGGCCGACGATGCGGTCGAGCCGGGCGGTCCGCGGCAACCCAAGGCGGCGCCGCCCGAGCGAATCCAGGTCGCAAGCGCCGCGTCGGCAGCGCCGAACAGTACGCCATCGGGCTTCCAATACGGCGACAAGATCAAGGGACAAATGGCCGTCAGAGGTTGGACGCCCGAACAAATCGACGAAGCGGTGAAATCAGGAAATCGCGTCGACGCAATCAACAAGTCTAACGGCAATCCGGCAACTCGATATGTCAACCCGAGCACTGGTCGTTCGGTTGTTATCGACAATTTGACCGGTGAAGTGATACAGGTTGGCGAAGATGATTTTCAATTCGGTCCTGCCAGCGGGGATATTCCGGGAGCCGCCATGCGCCCACCGCCTGCAAGCGCCGGAAGTCAAACGATCCCAGTCGAGCCGGCGCCCTTGGTAGAACCTGAGCCCGTACCCGTCGAGCCCATACTAGAACCGCCCGTCATAATTGAACCTTGAAAAGGCGGCGCGGCGACGTGTCGGAGTTGTGTGGCGGCGTCGCAAGCATTACGGCTCCCGCAAGGAAACCATCATGACCGACTTCACTTCATTCATCCCAAATTCATTGATGAAACGCGCCTTTGTCTGTGGTGCGGAATATGCTTGGTCCCGCGCCGACGCGCTCGAGGTGATAGCAATCACCGAGCGCGAGGGGTTCACGGTGCTTGGCGTTGACATCTGGATACCTTCGCCACGCGGACCGATTATACCTACGCCGTTCGTGTACGATTGGAGCGGCGACCATTGGCAACGACACCCGCACGCACCGAAGTCGGCGGCCAATTTTGTTCGTGCGTTCGAATGGGATCCGAAGGATATAAATTTCTTGAACCGTGAACCGTATTTCAATCTTACTGTTGACGACGAACGAAAGTAAGCACGACGCGCGGTGGAACGACTTAGCGCGTCGTGGCGAAGATTTGGCCACTTCCTCGCCCGCCCCGACCGGCGCCACGCCTTCGCCGCCTGGCTGCGCATGCTGCTCGAGGACATGCTGGTCATCGACGCGGCGACGCTCTATCCGCGCTTCTCGCGCGACGGCGCGCTGTTCAGCCTCGACGTCATCGACGGCTCGACCATCACGCCGCTGATCGGCGAGGACGGGCGCTCGCCCGAGCCGCCCGACCCCG